TTCTTGAGGAGCGACAAATGAGAGAGAACGATGAGAACCGCTGGGAAGCTGAAGTTCAACGCTACAAAGAAGAGCAGGAGATGAAAGAGAAGATCATTGAGGGAACGCTGTTCAGCATTGCCGCAACGATGTTCTTCGTCATCCTGGTCGCAGCGATGGCACTATGATCTGTGACCCCAGCTTTGTCTGGGTATCAAGCGCCGCCACAGACGTAACGCAAACATGGCGCAAATTCGGGTGGAAACCTATTTCGGAGAGAACAGACAATGAAGCACATCGCATCCGCGCTCGTCAAAGCGCAGCAAGCATTCGGGCCAGCATTGAAGACCAGCGTCAACCCACACTTCCGGTCTAAGTACGCTGACCTCGCCGCCGTTGTAGAGGCGGTCATTGACGGTCTGAACAAGAACGGGATCTTTCTTACTCAGCTAACGCATGAGTGCGACAACGGAGTCATCGTCGAAACTATGCTTATCCATGAGTCAGGCGAAACACTGTCAGGAGGCAAGCTGCACGTCCCTGCAAGCAAGCAAGACGCACAAGGCTACGGCTCATCTTTGAGTTACGCCCGTCGCTATAGCCTTATGGCAGTGACCGGCATCGCACCAGAAGATGACGACGGTAACGCTGCAAGCAAGAAGCCCATGAAACCGCTGGATGCCGCAGGAGCCTGTAAAACGCTCTCAGAGGCTGGATCGATGGAAGACCTGAAGGTTATCTATGCCAAGGCGTTCAAGTCGTTCCAAGGCGATGCTGAGGCTCTGAAGGCTATCGACGCAGCCAAAGACAAACGAAAAGGTGAGTTGCTGGAGATTGCGTGATGGAACAACGCTCAGACGAGTGGTTTGCCGCCCGTCTGGGCTTTGCTACAGCATCACGTATGAATGATGTTTTAGCAGGCCCAGAGACAGCAGCAAGACGGAACTACCTCATTCAACTGGTGACAGAACGATTGACAGGCCAGCAGCAGGAATCATTCTCATCCGCAGCAATGCAACGCGGAACAGACCTGGAGCCTGTCGCACGAATGGCTTACGAGACCAAACACGGATTCGTAGACAAGGCAGGCTTCTATACCCATCCAGATATAAAGTGGTTTGGTGCCAGCCCCGATGGTCTTGTCGGAGATGAGGGTCTAGTCGAGATCAAGTGCCCCAACAGCACTACCCACGTTGACTATATTTTGTACGGCAAAGTGCCGTCACGGTACAAGCGACAGATGCTTGCTCAACTAGCCTGCACAAAACGGAAATGGTGCGATTTTGTAAGTTTCGACGACAGATTGCCTGAGCATCTTCAGCTTTTTGTGGTCAGGTTTGAACCTAAGCAGGAAGAGATCTACAAGCTAGAAGAGGGTGTAATTAATTTTCTCAACGATGTTCAGAAGGAGTTTGACAAGTGCCAGTCCTATACGAAGTGACCGCAGCAGGTGAGAAGTACACAGCCAAAGACGGAACAGAAAAAACCAAGTGGATCAAGATCGGGTCTGTGATTCAAACCAAAAACGGCAGGATGTCGCTGAAGATCGAGTCTATCCCTGTAGGCTGGGACGGCTGGGCTAGCCTGATGGAGCCACGACAGGATGAGCCGAAAAAGGCTCGAAACCCCGGTGAAGATGATGACCTCCCGTTCTGATCCGGTCAATCCATCGCACTACAAACAAGGCTCTGTCGAGTGTATAGACGCCTTGGCTGCTGCCACGCATGATTTACAGGGATTAGACGCTGTTTGCACCGCAAACGCTATCAAGTATTTGTGGCGCTGGAAGCAGAAGAACGGAGTGGAAGATCTGAAAAAGGCTCAGTGGTACATCGACAGACTCATCACGGATAACGCTAAACCGTGATGATTTCACCCTTGTACTCGACCTCACCCTCGGATCGCACCTGCGCGATCTGGGGGTACAACATCTTCCCGTCCTTAAACGACAGACTGACAAACCCAGAGCGCCAGTCAACCGGGGAATCCTCCATATAAGCAAACTGCGGCCCATAGGGGTCTGCAAGCGTTCCAGTGTCAACCCCGTATCTGACACCGTTGTAGTCTGAAAACGGAGTAACCTTTAACTGGTGCAGGTGTCCGGTCACGGTTGACCGACCAGCATTCATCGTATTGTTTCGGGTTGCGTGTATACCACCACGAATCCTATGCTTGATGACGACGTCTTGGTTGACAAACACAGACCAGCAGGGAGTCCACAGAGGGAAATGATCCTTGAGGTGGAATCCGTCTACCCCCTCAAATTCACAGACTTTGTTAGACAGCGCAGTCTCAAACCTTGCGTCATGATTGCCCAACGGCCACAACAACTTTGCGCCCTTGGCAATCTTTTCTATATCTTCAAGACGCTCCTTGACTGCTTTTAGTTCTTCCATGACAGTCGGCGTTTTGCCCCACATCTGTCTTCCAAACCTACTGATCTGGGCACCATCAAACGCATCGCCATTGCAGATGATGAACGATGGCTTCTCGATCTTGATGACCTTGAGCAATGCTTTGAACGCAGTAGAGACGTATCCAGGCCAAAAGTGCGCGTCAGAAAAAACAAGGATTTTGCTGTTCTGACACTCAATCTCGACCCGTCCACTGACCCCCATCTTTGCAACTGCAAGATCCAGGTTTTCTGAGTGGTGCGGTAGACCCTCAACACCATTTCGCCTCAACCTACCCTGTACTGATCTGACCGTTATGCCGAGTCTTTTAGCCATTGCTGTAGGTCTGGGATCTATAGCATAAGCTGCCCAGAATTGATCGTCTTCAACTAGCTTCATTTGAAAATAACCACCTTCGGATTTTTGGGTTGTCCGCGAGGACAGCGAAGACTCCTCTCTCAACTTCCATGACCTGTTCCTCCGTCAGTGACGGGCAGGCCGCATGGACCATCTCATGAAACAAAGAGTCTTGGAGTTTTCCTTTGCTCCCGCTCTCTAGCATTATTTTTCTGGTTTCATGGTCACACAGACCGATGCACTCTTCCGAGTGATCGATCTTATCTAGGACAGTAATTGACCAGTTTCGACCGTTTATTCGAGCAATCTTGAATGGAATCACTTTGTCATTTCGACCGCGTTGCGAGACACCTCAGCAACCCTACGCGCCCAGCCTCGTCCAAACGTCTCAAAGTGTCTCAGTTGTTGCAAAAATACTAGCCTTGCATCACACACATCCTGAACCAATTTAGCCGCATCACGCTCCTTTACCAGCGCAATAGTCTTGGGACCAATGGAACCGTCTTTCGTCGCTCCAACGCATTCCTGGAGCGTTCTAGCAGCCCTGGCTGGCCCACTGTTTACGGCGTAATCAAAAACAGCATAATCAACACCAGGAGGTAGTTCATCACCTTTTATAACATCCCAATATTTCGTTTTGTAGAAACCCTTGACACCCTCCGGTGTAAGTGCCTTGATGTCATCAACTGATACTTCTTTGCCTAGGTACTCTTCCCACGCTGCTTTAGTGACTCCCAAGTTAGTAATTCCACCTGGGTCAGATGGGTGGTCAACGTAACCGCCTTCGTGCTTGATAACGTGGTGAAAGCAAATATCGAACTTCATTTCTTGTTCCGCATATCAATGATTTTTTCCAATGTCCTGCCGCCAAAGTAAAAGCTCATAATAAGCATCCCCCACTGCCCCAACAGTTGCACATAGGACTCATTCGTGTCTTTTCCGAATGCAGACATCATGGCAAAAGTAAAGTAGCCAGCGAGGATAAAGATAAGAGTCATTGGCCGGATATTTTTGGATAGCCAGCTATCGCTACCCATGTCAGCCTTCAGCCGTTCTGTGAGGTTGTTTTGCTCTACCTCAAACAGCTTTGTCTCATTAGCCATCTTTGCCAATTCACCGTCCTGGTGTAACTTGGCAAGCTCGGCCTGAGCCTTGGCTTTTGCCTCCGGGTCAGGGAGAACTTTGTCTAGGATCTTTGATCCGACTTCAAGCAGTGGGCCTAGAGCTAGCATCATCTTCCTTTTTGATCATGTTGGCTGCGGCATAGGCGCCTTTACGCCCAACAATCCCGCCTACAGCACCAATCGCCAGTAGCATGATGTCCTTCAGGATAGCGATCAACTGAGTATCAATCGGGCTGATGCGCTCCATGTCGTGTTCGACAAATAAAACGCCACCGATGATTGAGATAACGGACAAAACCAGAATCCCCACGAGACTGAGGGCAATAACAGCCCAAACACGTACCTCAATCTCTTCTGTACTCATGACTGCTCAATCGCAAACATTATGATGTGGTAAAGAATCAGACCGCCAAAGAACAGGATAAACACCAGAAATGCGTAATCAGAAACCATCCGCAGCAGCTTTTTGCGTCTACGGATCTGCTCATAGACCATCTTCTCGCGCTTTTCCTTGATCGACCGACGCATCATCAGGAATTCGTTATACCCATCTTTTCCAAGCCACCAGAGTTCACCCAGCGTAAACATATGCCGGATCTCTTCCTCCATCTGCGCGATCTTGATCTTGGCAGCGTAGGTGTCAAACGCTTCAGCAGTTGCTGACTTGTTAAATACCAGTTTCTTAAAGATAGGAGGTGGCTTGTCTGCTAGCTCTTCCTCCGTCTTAATCCACTCTTGGAGATCAGATACAGCGCCAGCCCACTTGCCCAGTTGACCGAAAACGTCTTCAGCTTCCCGACCGATCTCAACAGCCTTTTTCAGGCCATTGAATACAGCCGTGGCTGTAGCAAGTAGGGTAACTGGATCGAGCATTACCTAATCCAACCGTCCCAAGCGGTTTTAAGTACAAGCAAAGCCGCTCCGATACCTGCCAGCCACTGCATGAAAGCGACTAGCGTCTGAGCAGTCTTCCACGCTTCTGCAAGGTCTTTGATGCTGTCATTCAAGGCATCTACCTTGTTTTCCAACTTCTCAACATGAGATCGGAGTTGTTCGACTTCGCTCATTATGACACCCGTACAAACAATCCAGATTTCCATCCATATATTGGAGTGAGATCATCGTACGCCATAAGATATATTGGTCGCCCCATACACCTCCAAGTTCCAGAAAGAGACGATCCACCTCCGTCATATGTCGTATTGTTATAACGAAAATACTGCCCATCAAAATCATTAAAAAGATTAGAAGGAGATGCATTATCTAGCGTTGTGGTAAACCCGTAACGCAAAGTCGATCCTGCAACAGTATCACCAATCGCAAGAGGTCTGGTATTTGTTCCAGGATGAGTACCAGGAACATATAAACAAACAGTATAGCTACCAATAGAATCAACGGATGTTTGCGTTACAGCACCGGTCTGACCGTTTACGCTCGTAACACCGCCATTTGATGCAGTCGTTGCAGTCGTTGCCGATGTTGCCGTAGCAGCATTACCGGTAATGCTGATCGCCCATGTTCCGCTGGCACCAGTACCAGTTGGACTGGGCGCATAGGTGGAAATGTTTGAAGTTGTAATTCCATTGGTGGCTGTTGCAGCATTGCCACTGATACTAATTCCCCACGTTCCTGTTGCGTTTGTTCCAGATTTTGATGGCGCATAATCAGTCACTTGAGCAACAACAAACGCAGTAGACGCCGCTTTAGTTGTGTTGTCATTCAGCGATGCTGTAGGAACTACAGGAGAGTCAGAAAATGTTTTTACACCGGCAATAGTTTGCGCGCCAGTTGTATACACCCCATTAGTAACAGTGCTGGCATTCCCAGTGACATTACCGGTGACATTCCCGACAAAGCCAGCAGAGGTAAACGTGCCGACAGATGACCCGTTAGCAGCGACTCCGATCTGGTTGCCAGCAGCAGAGTAGAAACCTGTATCGGTATCACCGTTGAACGTCCAGCTAGGCGCAGCAGCAGTTCCAGCCGGGGCAATGTACTTGTCCTGAGAGCCGTTCTGCCACTCTTT